TAAACGTCAGTTTTTTGAGTTGGACTATATGTTTTAGAATCTGAGAAGAAAGTAGTAGTTTCATTAAATCCAAAATCATCATCTGGTCCAAGTAGAGCGTCATCTGCTTCATTTATAACACCATCATTGTTTTTATCTGTTAATGCTTTTGGTGTTGCCGTATATCTTACTTCACGTTTAGCAGTTTGTGTATTTGTATCTGCATAATAATCGACCTGAACTTTTTTGATAAGACCTTCAGAACTATCTGCAACAGGACCGAATAGATATGTTTTTGCTGTAAATCTAAGAGTGTAAATTAATGCTCTTCTTGTAGAAAAATCTCCTTCATAATCATCTTGAAATGATATACTATCTAAAACAATAGGAACATCTCTTTTTTCACCAATAGAACTAATTAAATCTATTGTTACATTAAATGATGGTTGAAAATATGGTAATATTTGCTCAACAATTTGAAGTGCGTCATCATTTAATTTTGAAAGAATATTAAGTTCAAATCCAATATTATATGGAACTGGCATAAAAACTTTTTTTATTGCAGAGGTGTTTTCATTAACTGCCTTAAAAGTTTGTGTTATACCAGTTTTTCTTGTAGAGTCATATTGAATATTATTCATTTCAAATGACATTCTTGGAAGAGTAATTTGAACGGGTTTATTTAAATCTTCCTGCTGTTCTAATCTAGCTAAAAACTTTTGAGAAGGTCCATATGCCAAAGGAACTTTTAAATCACTATAAGTATTTCCAGATGAATCATCATGACGTATATGAATTTGATTAAACAATGTGCCAAAGGCAACAATTGTTTTTCTCATTATTTCATGATAGTAATATGTCCCTAACATTAATATGTACCAAATGGGTTAGTTTCTGTAAAATCCAAAAAGGTGTCTGCCAATGTTTCTATTTGCTCACCTTTATCATATTTATCAGCAAATTCGGCAGATTGAATACTATCAACAGAATATTGTGCGGATGATGCTGATCCAACAATAACATCACCAGGAACAAACGTTCCATTTGTTGTTCCGACCTTAAGAATATTATCAGATTTATTCCAAGTTTTTACTCTAGCTTTAGCACCAGAAATTGAACCTGTAACCAATTCATTAAATATGAATGTACCAATTCCAGTTGGTGGAGGACTTGCTATAGATACTGGTTGCGCCGGAGAATAACCAATTCCTGGGTTTACAATGTGAACTGAAGTTACAGTATTTCCTACAGATACATTTGCTCTTGCAATTGCTGTTGTTAATCCACTAGATGTAAAATCTTTGGTATCAGATCTATTTTCAATACTTACTGTTGGTGGTATTATATATCCACTGCCTGGATTTGTGATAGTAAATCCTGTAACTTCACCATTTGTCAATATAGAATCTGCTGTCGCAGTAGAACCAATTCCTGTCGTAGTTGAAATAATTTTTATGTAGGCATCATTATTACCTCCAACAATCTGAAGAATATCATTTGGAGAATATCCTTGTCCACCATAGATAATTGTTGGAATTTCGACAATTGAACCAGACTTAGCTTCTAACTCTACTATTAACCCATTTCCAGATCCTCCTGAAGTTGGAAAAACTCCATTAGAATATCCGGAACCATATGGAAGACTAACTATATCTCCACTAAAATTGGATGTTTGTAATGTACTTACGACTCCAACTCTTGATGTTGGACCATCTATAATAACATTTGGAGGAGTTCCATAAAATTCTCCACCTGTAGATAAAACAAAACCGGTAATAGTACTATCAGAACCAACTATAGACGTTGCTGCTGCTCCAGCACTCGTTGGTGTTCCTATTGAAACTACCGGTGGAATTGGATATCCTGATCCTGGTTTTGATACATCATATCTGACTATTCCAAATCCTGTAGTTTCAATTGAACATGTCGCTATTGCACCAGTTCCACCTCCACCTATAATTGATATTGTAGGTGCTTCAGTATATCCAAATCCTGCATTTGTTAATAAAATTTCTTTTACTGATTGAGTAGTTCCTGTTGTAGTTGTAATTGCAATTGCTTCCGCACTTGCAAAAGGATTATCTATTGAAGTACTTGGAGAAGTTGATATTGAAACTATTGGTGTTGATGAATATCCGTATCCGTCATCAATTAAAGATATTTGTCTTATATACCCAGTTCCAGTGCGAGCAATTATTTCTGCATCTGTTCCAGATCCAACCATCAATATAGATGTAATATATCCTTGATCTTCCAAAACACTATCAATTTCTTCTGTGGTGGTACTAAGTTGATCCCATCCACCAAGTTCATCTGAATATTCAAACAATTCACACTTTAGTTGATAAACATAATTTTTTCCCAACTGATAAAAAGGTTGTTCATGTTCTACAAATTTTACTTCAAACAATCTACCACCTAATGGAAAATATATTAAATCACCTTCTCTTGGTCTACCTGCTACATTAATTTCATCGTTATCATTTTCTTTTTTAAATAAATCACCATCATCTCCTAAAAATGGAGAAATAAAATCTTCAAATCTTTCTTTTGAAATGGTCACAGTAAGATCATCTTTTAAACTCATTCCAAATTTGGTCATGATGTCTCCAGCACCACCATATCCTTCATATGTATTAACATATGCTTCTATGGCATAATTATCATCAAATTTTGACGATTGTATTTCATTTAAAACTGAATCTTTATTTACTATTTTACGGGGAAGGTAAATAATTTCTACACCATAAATTGTAAGTTGTTCATTAATCAACTCTTGAATCAATCTTTGTTCACTTTGTGAACCTTGTAAGAAGAAGGGATTAAGTGCCATTATCCAATAAAGTCGTAAGGTGGTAATTCATAATCTTGCATCATTTTAGTTCTAAGATTATCTATTTCTCTTTCAGCATCTTCATAAATTTCTCTACCATTTAATTCAATTCCTCCAGGTAGTTTGACTCCTCTAAATTTAATTAAATTTTGCCCCCATTGTCTTTTGATAAGTGCTGTAAGATATTGCTTCACAAAACTATCATTATAAACTTGATTAAAGTTTTCTGGATCAAGTGCTCTATAACAATCAATCACCAAATAAGTATTTTTTTCTTGAGCACCCCAATCAAAATCCAAATATAATCTATCTTGTCTTTTGTTAAATCTAATTTGTTTTTCGGTAGTTAAAAGAAAATCAATATCTTCAAGATATGTTTTTGTCATAGAATATTGTAATAATTCAACAGAATTGAATTGATATAAATCATTTAAAAACAATTGGTATTTTATACTAAACATTCCACCAGAAATAGAACTGGTATCAAACTTAAATATTTTTTCAATACCAACTACTGAATCTGGAACTTGCAAATAATTTGAGTTTTCATGAAAATTGAAAGTAGTCGCTGTTCCAACAATATTTGAAGATGCTGATGTAGTTACTATACCAACTCCTCCAGAACCTCCTGCCCTTCCTCTATCAATATCATCTTGAGTAATTTGATATTTAAGATACATTCTTTCAACACCATCATAATGTCTTTCATTGTAAAATTGTATAGCATCATCTACGAGATCATCTATTTGATCTTCATCGACATTAATTTCTAATACTGGAGCACCAAGTCTCCTAAGAGAATAATCAATTAATCCTTGTCTAGTGCTTGGTTTTGCCATCAGAATGATCCTCCATCTATGAGTCCGGCAGTTAATGTTCCATCAACAAATAAATTATCTTGGAAAGTTGCCACTCCAACATATGTAGACACTCCGATAACGTTTAAATGTCTTCCAATAACCGCATCTTTTGATAAAAATAAATTTTTCCAATTTTGAGAAACTGATCCTAAATCATAAGAATCATTTATATTAGGTATAAAACTTGAATTTACATCAGCATTGAATACGACATTATCAGTATTAGTATTACCAATCGTTATATTGCCGTCAGTTCCAGCGGCAAATGTAACCATTCCTACAAAGAATGAATTGCCAGTTACTGATAAAGCACCACCTACGGTTACATTTTTAGTAACACCTAATCCACCATCAAGTTGAACACCACCTGTATTTGGATTTCCGAGAATATTATTTGCTTGACTAGAAAATGTTGCTGTTCCACTAACAGATACATTTTGATTTACAATTAAATCATTTTGAAGAAGTACATTTCCAACAAGTAATGACTGCCCACTTATGTTTAAAGCAACAGATCTTAAGTCGGCCCATTGTTTACTTGAAGACCCTAAAGAATATAAATTATTTACATTGGGAATTAAATCTGAAGAAAATTCACCTTGAACATCAATATTATCTGTATCAGAATCACCAAGAACAATATTTCCTCCTCTAAAAGTAGTAACACCTATAAATTCTGATGTTCCTTCTACTTTTAAAGTATCTTTTACAAATAAATCACTACCTACAAATAAATCTCCTCCAGTGGTTGTAATTCCACCACTTGAATTAAGTGTTGATACTCCAGTAACAGTTAAATTATCAAAATCTCCTAAACCATCAATTTCAATAGAATTTGATGTAATTGTTACTCCAGTTCCAACCTCCAATATTTCATTTGATCCATCAATAATAATTCCATGAAAACCAAAAATATCTGGTTTAAAGGTTGCTATACCAGATAAATTTAAATTGTTTAAACTACTGATACCAGAAACATTTAATTGAGTTACATCAGCAACTCCACCGATAACACTAAATGCAATATCACTTCTCTGGAGACCAGTAGAAGTTACCTTAATAGCATCTGATTGTCCTACACGAACTCTTATATCTGGCATTATCTGGTTACTCCCTCCCGAACTATTGCTGAACCTTCAACGACTCTTGTTTTAATTCCAGAAGGGTCTGTAATTAAAATATCATAAACATATCTACCTGGTTTTAATGTAGATGTTTGTTCATCAGTTAATACTATTCTAACTCCACCGTCTATTCTAGGTTCTACAAATGATGGATTCAAATCAAAACTTATACTACTGCCTGCATGTTTTCTCATTTGTGCCGAAAGGGTAAAGCCAGTAAGATCAAATTTATCATTTGATGCATCAGCTAAATTAAATACTTGAGAAAAATCAGCTCCTTGGTTAATTACAATGTTACTAACATATACAGCAGCCATTTACTTCAACATATTGTTATCTAATTAGTATTTAGGGATATATTTATGTAAGTTTATTCAAAATCTCCTTTAAAGCACCTTTAATATCATCAATATCTTTTTTCATATTATCAAGTTCTCTTTTTTTATCTTCGGCAAGATTAGAAGATTTTAGATAATTTTGATATCCAATGTTGTCGGTATTAATTATAGCACCGGTTTTTTTATCACGATATAAATGAGAATGTCCTTCTACTCTAATCATATTAAGCTAATGCGATGGTTCTTAAATCTGTAATTTTGGGATAATAAGCCTGATTTGAACCAGACATCATTATCTTTATGGTATATCCAACAAAATCATCTAAATTATCAGCAGTAAACACATATTCACTATATTCACCATTAGCATTTGGTGGAACAAAAGTATCAGGTCTTCCATCATTCTTTGCTGGATCAATAACAGTTCCGTTAGAATTTAAATTTTTATATCCTGGGAACAATTCAAAAGTTTGTTCTATAGAAGTTGAATCTTCCCTCTTCAATTTATAAGCAACTCTAAAGTCTGAAGATGAATGTCTATATGCTGCTATAATAACTTTTAATGATGTTGATGGTGTTCTAAGTGATATATCTTGAGAAATATACACCGAAGAGTGTGGAT